AAACCTATCTCGATGGCGAAATGATATATTCGAATTCCATTTATGCAGATGCCATGCATTTGGGTGGCGCGTTAACGATTTATGAAACTCTGTATGGTGATACGGTCGGAGGATATATCGGTTACGATGATGGTTTTAATTCTGATGAAGGCATTGGTGTCCGGCATACTTCCAGCACTGGCCAAGTCGTATGTACCAATGAAGCAGCACGTCTATCTTATGGCGGCCGTCCACAGATTGTTGCCAGCGAAGATGGTAATATTACGTTAGATGCAGATGGGGCCGTTTATCTTGAGAGAAAAGGAACCGTGATAGTACAGACTTATAACGATGGCTCTAACAACATGCTCATGCCCGGCAGCAATAGTAAGATTTATCTCGGAAAAGCCTCTAACTATTGGAAAGCTGTATATTCGGATAACTATTTTGGCGGCACTGCAGAGGCGACTGGTTCTGACAGAAACCTGAAAAATAGTATCGAAGATCTTCCTGATAAATATGTCGAAATGTTCGATCAATTAAGACCTGTTCGTTATAAACTGAATAATGGTACAGCTGATCGCTATCATATCGGTTACATCGCTCAGGAAGTCGAAGATGCCATGATCGCTGTAGATATCGATAGTCAGGAATTCGGCGGTCTAGTTAAAGATAAGAACGAAGACGGAAGTTATACTTACATGCTTCGTTACGGCGAATTCGATGCTATCCGAGATCTCAAGATCAAGCGATTGGAATCTCGTATTGATGAACTTGAAAAAAGACTGGCGAATCTCGAGACAAAGGAGGTAGGCTGATGGAAGAGAAGCTGGATGTTGAACACCGCTTAACTACGGTTGAAGATAGAAGTAAATCTAACACCAAGCGCCTCGATGAAGTCGAACGTCGTCAGGACAATCTTGACGAGCTGGTGAGCACCGTTAAGGTTCTTGCGGTCCGTGAAGAGAATGTCGAGACGGATGTTAAAGAGATTAAAGCCGATGTCAAATCTATCAAGGACGTTCCTGCAAATCGATGGAACGCAATCGTCGAAAAAGTCGCATGTGTTATTGCGGGCGCTGTCGCTGCATATTTCATGACTAAACTCGGTATGTAAAGAGAAAGAGGGTGCGGCCGCGATGGCTACATCCTCTCTTCTTTTTTCACTATGTCCTAATGCACTGTCATCTGTAGGAGACGGGTATATAGTACCTAATAAAGGCCGACGAGTGTCAGCCGTTGAAAACAACCGACACAACCTCATTACCGTCGACATGAATTTCTTTCAGCACGTATCTCCAAAACGCCCGTTTGTCTTCGTCATCTAGATTTTCATAGTGAGTTGTAAAATCAGTTTCGGTTACATATTTCAAAATGGACATATCTCTATCGGCTATATTATGAGGTTCTTCAGCTTCTGCTTTTTTAATTAAATCTTTTATATCTTTTTGTTCCTTTAGATATTCCTCGTCAGTTCTATTTCCAGCCATATAACTTACATCGAGTCGTCTCAATCGTTCCTTTAGACCTGCTATATTTGTCTTGGGCTTCGGTTTTGGTTTCTTCATAGCCACTTCTATATTTTCAATCTCGATTAGCGCTAGGTTCTTTAGATGACCGAGAAGCCAAGTTTCCATACGTAGTTGAGACACGGCATGAGTATATGAACAAAGTTTTATACCCTTATCCGGGCAACGATAACTGAAATATTCTTTGGTTTTACCATCCGCCAATTTAGTCTTACAATATTTCGAACTCAGTTTCTTACCGCACATGGGGCATCGTACCAAGCCGGCGAATAAATATATTCTGTTATTCTGAGCCTTCCTTATATTCTTTCTGCTAGTCAATTTTAGCCAATTCTCCTTCGATACATATGCTGGACAATAATCCTTTACGCCTTTATATGTTCCTGTGTATATTTCTTTTCTCGATAGTTCATACCATTTTTGTCTTGAGCGAGTTAATCCATATTCCATAGTCACATGCTTTGCGGCTTTCGTTATACTCTCATATTTAACCGCTATATCCCAGAAGTCTTCGAACGCTTGTCTCAGAGCAGGATCTTTAACAAGTCGGGTGACGCCGTTCTCATCTTTCTCTTCGATATACCCAGCTGGCGTCGAATTCTTACCAAAGAAAGCCTCTTTACGTCTTCTCTTACTTTCAAAAACCGACTTGATACGTTCGGCAGTCTTTTCCCTCTCGTTCTGAGCAATTGCTAAGAAGATGGTAATTGCCATACGTCCATTCGAAGTAGTCGTGTCGTAATCTTCCCAGATCGCTTTCCACTCAACTCTGTTAGCCTCTAATATTTCTTGAACTTTGAAGTATTCTTGTACGTTACGGAACCAACGATCTAGACGAGTGAATAAAATTATGTCTATCTTCCCAGCTTGGACATCATCTAGTAAGCGTTTCATTTCAGGACGTTTAGTATAGGGTTTTCCAGCACTAACACCTTCGTCACAATAATGATCTACTATTTTAATTTTGTTCTTCTCGCAATGTTCTTCTAATGCTTCGATCTGGTTCTGTATACTGAACCCATACCTCGCTTGTTCTTCTGTTGATACACGCTCGAATAAACCAGCACGTAATATTCTCATGATGTTTTCTCCTTTTTGTTAACAGTTTTATACTTTTAAATTTTGTAACATTTTACGCAAATGTACTTCAAAATCATAAGTTATTATACACGTCGAATGGGGGTAAAGTAAATGAATAATGTCCATAAAAACGAAATCATATGACGGATTGAGTACATAATGAGCTACTTATTGAGTAAAAAATACGATGCCGACATTAAGGTTTATATGAAAAAGGAGGAAATTACCAATGGCAACATTGATAAGACCGGAACTATCGAAGAAAAATAAATACTATATAGACAAACATCGTCATTACGAGTTGAAACATTTTTGCTTGCAGTATCCTATATGGAAGCGTACGTACGCAGCCTTGTTGGACTTGAGTATAGCATCGTCTTATATGACAGGAATGCCTTCTGGTGGAGGATTGTCGGACACCACCGCAAAGAGCGCTATACGAAGAACATATTATGCGGATAAGATAAAGCTTGTTGAGGAAACAGCCAAGGAAGCAGATCCATATTTATACGAATACATACTTAAAGCTGTTACAGAAGGATTGTCATATACGTATCTTAGAACAATCATGGAAATGCCTTGCGGGCGAGACATGTTCTACGATAGGTATAGACGATTCTTTTGGCTACTTAATGAAGCTCGCCAGTAGTTCGCGCAATAAACACAGTCCTTTATGAAAACAATTATTTAGGAGGTTTATACTATGAAAGACATTTGTTTATACGGACTGGCAGGCGCTGCTGACAAGTATCGTATTGTTAGATTCACATTCGTTGATGTGGATCCCGATGTCGGACCGAAGAAAATCATGTATAGTGTAAAAACGGAAGCTATTATGCTGGTTCATCATAACCCCAGCATTGAGTACGTATACGCTGTAGATAATAGAGGCGGTTTGGCTGGTTGGACTGCACGAATCATGAAGAAAAATACGATCGAAGGTAACGTCGCATTCAAAGACATGTGTGAACGTGAAGGATTACAGATCATCTAAATTGTTATCGGGAGGAGCTTCGGCTCTTCCTTTTATTTTTCGCGTAATAAACACGCCCCTTTATGAAAGAAATACAACTTTTATAAAGGAGATTTAATTATGACTAATTTTGCGATTATTGTTGCTTTCGCAGTTTATGCATTAATGAATCTGGATGAAAAGATGCATGAAAATAAGGAAACTACCGAGCAGTAAAATGTTCGGCTTTTCCTTTTGCTTTTAACCTAGATTAAATCTCCTATTCTAGATTTATATTTTCCGTACGTAGGTGACCGAAAACAATGTTACTTTTGTAATGCAAAATTTTCCCGGGTGGAATTTTTGGATAAATGTTTTGAAAGGAGGACATGACATGCTCGTTATTGGTATTATTATCGGATTCGTTCTCGGATTTATATTTGCGGTTTTGTGCATAAGCAGACTCGTGATAGGTACTTTAAAGACGCGTCGAGACGAGTACGACGGTGAGGTGTATATGTATGTTGAGCTCGACAGACCGTATGCACCAAAACACAATTATGTTGTCATGCGAGTAGATAATTCGCGAAGATAGCAAGTCCTATTATGGAACGTATTAGTTCACAATATTTTGGAAGGAGAGATTGGTATGTATTCTGAAAAAATGCTGCTCGAGTTGATCGAGAAAGAACGCAATTACCTGTACGACCACGAAATCGGAACGGAGGAATACAATGATTCGCTGAAGAGACTGACCATGCTCGAGGAGAAATTGGCTGATTTGGAAAAGTTCAAGAAAGAACACAATAACAATATCGTCAAGAACATCATCGACGTTGGTAAG